GAAGGTGACTTTCACGGCCCCCGGACCGCAGCGGTAGGCGGGCCACGTCGCGTTCCACGCGCGGGCGATGACCGCCGGGCTTTGGTCGGTGTCGACGGTATAGAGGGACGGGTCGAGCGTTTGCGTCGCCCCGTTCGTGTCGGTGTAGGTGATGCCGGTCACGGCCTGCACCGGGCCGAGCGGAATACGGATCGGGGCGCACAGGTCGTCCAGCGACAGGCGCCACGTCTGGGTCGTCAGCGCGACGCCGATGCCGTTCGGACCTTCGATGAACGCCTGAGCCGCAGCGATCAGGGCCGTGATCAGGGTGTCGTCGTCAGAGGATTCCGCCCGCACTTGCGCCTTGGCGTCGGCGAGGCTCAGCACCTCGGCGGTCGGCGCCGCGACGAGTTTCAGGCGGTTCCACATGGCCGACCTCCCCGGGAAAGCACGAGGGCGGCCGAAGCCGCCCCCGTTACGCTCACTTCTTGGACTTGGCCGGCGGGGCCGGATCGGGCTCGGGAGCCGGTTCCGGTTCCGCCGCTTCCGGCTCGGCGGCCGGTTCGGGCGCCGGCAGTTCGATCGCCGGGGTGTCGTCGGAGACGCTCTCGGCCTCTTCGGCGGCGAGCAGGCGGGCGGCCAGATCTTCAGGGAGGTTGAAGACCTCCCCCGGCTTGAGGACCCTCTCAGCCGGGGGAACCCAGAGGATGCGGACCTTCATGATCAGGTCGCCGAGTTGGCGTAGTACTTCACCGCGCCGCCGACATCGATCAGGTTGCCGCCGGTGCGGAGCCAGGCGAGGAACGCCACTTGGCCCAGCTTGGTGTACGCGCTGTCGGTGAACCGGAACATGGTCACGTCCATCGCGTCGCGGATCACGTATTCGGAGAAGTCGCCGAACAGGATCGACTTGGCGTTGGCCGCCATGGTGGCGACGTCCTGGTTGATGACGATCGGCGAGCCGAGCAGCGTGTCCGGGGCGCCGCCCGGGACGCCGACCTCGTAGCCGGGGACGAAGATCGGACGGGACTGACCGTCCACGATCTTGCGGATCACCTTCAGCGAGGCGTCGTTCATCATGAACTTGCAGGAGCGGCCTTCCCGGTACGCCGGGTCGACCGAGTGCTGCAGGTCGATGAGGTCGGCGTAGATCACGGTCGTGGTCTGACCCGTGGTGCCGACCTTGCCCGACGACGCGGCGGTCACGATGCCGTTCGGCTGCGAGGAGCCGGTGCCGACCGTGAAGTGGTTGTTCGTGATGCGGCCCAGACGGGTCGCGAGACGCTGGATCACGAACGCCTCGATGTCGACGTTCGAGTCCTGCAGAAGTTCGAACGGGACCGCGACGATCTTCGACGAGTACTTGTAGGCGGTCAGCGTCTTGACGCTGAACGACACGTCGGCCGCCGTCGCGGTCGTGTTCTGGGCGATGATCTCGCCGGTCTCGGAGGTGCCGTCCGAGGTCGGATAGTTGATGTCGCCGACGCCCGAAGTCTGGATGACGGTCGAGACCTTACGCATGGCGCCGGGACCGGCCTTCAGCGCGTCGAGCACGTTGCGGGCCACCTCGGTCGCGACGGTGTAGCCGCCTTCCGAGTTGGTCGTGGTGCTCATGGTGTTCCGGATGACGGCCCGGTCCTCGGCGGTCAGGGCGCCGTCGCCGCCGCGGACCCACTTCGCGAACACGCGGGCGCCTTCGGACTTGTTGTCGACGGCGGCGCGGTCGGCGCGGTCGGCGACGTTCTCGGCCAGGTAGTCGTCGGCGGCCTTCTTGTTCAGGTCGTTGACGCGTTTGATCTTGGCGTCGATCTCGTCGATCGCGGCCATCCCGGCGTCATAGACGGGCTGGTCCGCCGCGGCGTTCCAGTCCTTCTTGTTCACCAGTTCGTGCAGCTCTTTCGCCTTGGCCGCGCGCTGCTCGCGGAGTGCCTGGATGCTCATGCTCCAGTGGTCCTTCCATGAAAAAAGCCGCCCGAAGGCGGCCGGTGGTCTGCTTCGCGCGGCTCGCGCTCAGGCAGTCGGGCAGAGCATCCGGACCGCATGGACGCGGGCGCGGCGCTCGTTGTCGGAGGCCGCGGGCGCGGCGAGGGGCTCGGGGGCCGGAGCGGGCTCCGGCTCGGGGTCGGGCTCGACCGCGGGGGCGGCCTGATAGGCGCTCAGGTCCCAGCGCGCGGCGTTCTTCGGCTTGGCGGTGGCGGCCTCGTCGGCGAGGCCGAGATCCACGGCCTCGGCGGCGGTGAACCACGTCTCCGCGGCCATCATTTCGGCGAAACGGGCCGCGTCCTTTCCCGACTTCTCGGCGTAGGTCTCGGCCAGGGTGCCGTCGATCTTCTCCAGAAGCCCGGCCGTGGCGAGGAACTCTTCCGAGTTGCCGAGCGCCATGGTCCACGCCTTGTGGATCATCAGGAACGAGCCCGGCGCCATGATGCAGCGATCGGCGCTCACCGCGATCAGCGAGGCGGCCGAAGCGGCGTAGCCGTCGACATGGGCGATGATCTCGCCCTGATATTCCCGCATGGCCTGAGCCATGGCGCGGGAGGCGAACACGTCGCCGCCGGGCGAGTTGATCCGCAGATGCACCGTGCCCGACATGCCGGCCAGTTGGCGCGAGAACGCCTCCGGGGACACGCCGCCCCAGAACTCGGCCTCGGCGTCGGAGCCCACGATCACGTCGTACAGGAAGATCGTATCGTCCTCGGCCCGGAACGAGCCCTTCTTGGCGTTACTGGCCAGGAGGTTGAGGAGCTTGGGGCGCATCGGTCCCTCCTTTCGAAAGCGGGGTGTCCGGCTTCTTTTTCAGGTTGAGGCGGTCCCGCACTTCTTCGACCGACATGAAGGCGTCTTCGCCTGCGCGGCCGAGGGCGATACGGAAAGCCTCGAACAGCGACTTGGTGTCGGCGCGCTCGAGCTCGGTCGTGTCGAACGCCGCGACCCGGGCCGCGGTCCGGAATAGCTTCCGGTTGATCTCGTTCTCAAACTTGTTGAGGTGCTGGCGCAGTGCGTAGCGGACGAAGCCCACGCCCATCTGTTCGACGCCCGAGCCCCACGAGGTGGTCTTTTCGTTGTGCCCGATCATGAACGGCGGGATGCCGTAGATCCGGGCGATCTCCTCGATCTGGAACTGGCGCGTCGCGATGAGCTGAAGGTCTTCCGGCGGGACCGAGATGATCTTGGCCTCAAGCCCGTTCGTCAGGACCATCGGCTTATGCGCGTTGCTCACGCCCGCGTGGCGCTCGCCGATCTGCTCGCGGAGCTTGTCGACCACTTCCGGGCCGAGCGCCTGGCTTGTGTGAAGCACCAGGTCCGGCCGCGCCGAGTTGGCGAAGAACCGGGCCGAATACTCCTGCGCCGCCAACGACACGGCGCCGCTCATACGGAGCGCGTAGCGCAGCGGAGACAGGCCGCGGCAGCCGTCGAACCCGAAGCCGGGTACGTGGAGGACGTCGTCCTGGTCGAGCACCTCTTGGCCCGACACGCCGACAGGGAGGCTCGGGTCCGCGGCGATGACGTAGATCAGCCGCATCCCGTCCGAGGACGGAATGACCGTCACCCGGTTCGGGTGGACCGGCTCAACCCCGATCACCGTCCCGTTCTGGGTGCGCTTGATCTTCGAAAAGGCGTCGCCGTGCAGGAGCAGCGATTGACCCTGAAACTCCCAGCCGCACGCCGCCGACCAACGGGGCGTCATCTGCTCGTTCAGGATCCACCACAGATCGTCGTTGGGCAGGCGGTCCCGCTCACCGTCCGGCGCCCGGCGGTAGACGTGCATCGGCAGCGCCGAGATCGCACCCGCGATCAGGTTCACCGACGCGTAGATCGCCGAGACCGTCAGGGCCGTGTGTTCGGTGATCCCCGGCAGGCCCGCCGAAGACGCGACGAGGTCGTCCCACAGCGACGACCCGCGCACGATGTTCGGCAGCGGCGCCGCGTTCTGGATGGCGGGTTCCCGGTCCGGGAAGCTCATGGCCCGGTAGGTCACAGGAAGATGATCTCCGGCTCGGCCATGTCAGTGGTCCTTTCCCGAGCCTTGAGTCCGAGCGCCATGCTCACCGCCACGGCGCCGTCGATCCGGAACCGCGCCTTGAGCTTGTCGAGCTTGCGCCCGCCTGCTGGGTCCATGGTCGCGACGGCGTTCGCCATGTTCCACGTCAGCACCGGGTTTCCCGGGTGGACGAGGTCGTCGTGCAGGACTGCGGTTTCGAGCGCGTCGATCGCTGGGCTCATGTCCTTGAAGCCCTGGCCCCACGGGACCAGCCGCAGCCCGTCGCCCTCGTCGCCGTCCTTGAAAGCCTGAAGCCCGATCTCGTCGAACTCACGCAACAGGTGGTCGATCTGCCAGCGGTCGTAGGCGAGGCCCACGACCCGGTAGGTCTCGCTCAGCTCCGCGACCTTCAGCGCCACCGCCCGCGGGTGGATGGCCCGGCCCGGGACCGCTTCGATCCAGTCCGCCGTCCATTGCTGGTAGGGGACCCGGTCGCGGCGCTCGTGATCCTCGAGCAAGTCGGCGGGCTTCCAGAACCACGCCTGAACCCGGCTCTTATTCTCCACCGACACCCCCACCAGGGCGGTGAGGTCGGTCTTCGCCGAGAGGTCGAGGGCCAGATAGATCGCCTCGCCGGGCTCCCACTCCGCGTCACCCCGGCACGCTTCCCAGTCCGCTCGGGCGATCAGCGTGGAGTGCGGCGCGACACGCTGGTTCAGGTAGAGGTTCCGGAACTTCGGTTCCTCGGCCGGCATTCGTTTCGCCTTGCGGGCCAGCACCCGGAGGTCTTCCAGCGAGCGGAAGTCGCCAAGCGCCGGGTTCGCCGCCCGCCAACCCGCCTCGTCCAGCACGTCCGCCTCTTCGGGCGCCGCGTAGAGGTGACAGACCGTGGTTTCGTCCGCCCCCGAAAGCCCGTCGTCGATCAGCTTCGACAAGATGTGTTCGGGGTCGTTCGACTGGGTCGAGATCGCGATGAACAGCGGCTCTTCCCGGGCGCCCATCGAGGTGTCGAGGACGTCGTAGAGTTCGCGGTTTTTGGCCTGTGCGAGTTCGTCGAAGATGACGAGGGTCGGGTTCAGGCCGTGTTTCGTGCCCGCCTCGGCCGAGATCGCCCGGTAAAAGCTCCCGTTCGACTTGCACGCGATGGTCTTGGTCGACGGGACGACCGTCAGAATCTGGCGAAGCTCCGGGTCCGCCTCGACGATCTGCTTGGCGACCTTGAAGACCTGCGCCGCTTGCTCGCGGTCGTTGGCCGCGGAGTAGATTTCCCCGTTCGTCACCGCCTCGGGGCCCACCAGGTGGGCGAGCACGAGGGCCGCGATCAGCGCCGTTTTGCCGTTCTTCCGGGCGATCGACAGGATCGCGCGGCGCACCTTGCGCCGCCCATTGGCGAGCGCCGGGCCGTAGACGTCCCGGATGAAAGCCTTCTGCCAGTCCCTCAGCAGAAACGGCCCGCCCTGCCCTTCACCGCTCGGGACCGTCAGGCACTCGATGAAGCGGATGACCCGCTCGGCCCGTTCGTTCAGGCGTTGCCCACCCCGCCCATCAGCCCGTCGAACTTGGACGCCGGCTTTTCGTCGGGAAGCTTGAGCGCCGCCCGCGACTTCGGATCCAGCCCGAGCCGGTCGCCGAGAGACGCCATCAGCCGGGCTTGCTCGTTGAGGATGCTTACCCACGGCGAGACGACGGGCTGGCCCTGAGAGCCCGTAGCGGTGGCGCCCAGTTCATCAACCTTCTCCGACGCCAGCTTGTGCAGGGCCCAAGCCCGCGCGAACGCGGCGAGGTGGAAACTGTCCGCTCGGGCGTACACACCCGGAGGCATGGACTGGCGGATGACCTCGAGGCACGCCTTGGCGTCGTCAGGCAGGTGCTCGGCGATGAAGGGCTCGCCCCTCGCGTTCACACCCGGCTCGGAGATCGGGCGCTTGCCCGGGTTCCCCTTGAGTTTCTTGACCTGGGCCAGCTCGCCCTTGGGGCCGCGAGCGCCCATCGGGAACACCCCGTTTTGCTAATGATTTGCAGCGGTTCTCGGCGCTTTTGCGCCGCACAAACCGGCCTTATCGAAAAACGATACGAAACCTGCGGCGTTTTTCGTTCGAC